CTGCACTTATGTGTGCGGGGTATGTAGGACTCCCCGCAGGGCTTGCCCTGGGCGCCCTTGGGGGCGTCGATTCGCGGTAGGCCGGCTACTTTCCCGGCGTGAGCGCTCCGTCGCGGCGGCTGGCTTGCCCGAGCAGCGCCACTTCGCCCGCGAGAGGCACAACGGCGTGTTGCGGTCGGCGCCGGCGCAGTCCTTGCCGTGGGACTTCATGTCGCCGAAGCTACGGGCGCAGTAGCGGTCGCCTTTGTCTGTGCCGGGGGCGATCTTGTACCCTTTTGCGCCGTAGCGGATGCGGTTTTTGCGGCCGGTTTCGGGGTTGGTGACAACCTTGGTGTACTTCTTGCCGTCCTCGGCGTCAAATCCCGTAGCCCAGATGTCCGTTTTGGAGCTGACCATCACCGGGGCGCCGCTGCGGTTCTTCGCGATACCAACGTGCGGCGTTGGGCGGCGGTGAGGCGCTCTGCTTTGGCGGCCGGCAGGCACTTGGGTTTGCCTTCGCCCTCGGTGCGGTCACCGCAGGGGCCGAGGATGCGGCCGGAGCTGCTCATGCGCACCCACTTCTCCTTGAACCAAGTGTCGAGGGCGTCGCCGCGGAACTTGCCGCCGCGGCGCTTGTACTCCTTGACCATCCAGGCGTTGGCGTAGGCGCTGGGGTAGACCTTGAACTTGCGGCGCGCCTCGGCTTTGACGGTGGCGTGGAGCTCTTTGTCGGTGAAGACGGCCGCGTCGAGGCGCCGAGTGGGCAGGCGCAGGGAGGCGGGGGTGAGGTTCACGGCTCAGATCGCCAGGGCGGCGCTGTCGAGGGGGAAGCCCGAGGCGTAGGGGGAGTCGCGCTTGGCGGCCTTAGCTCTCTTGACGAGTGGGGCCACGCGCCGAGCTGCTGCATTCATTGCAGCTTTTTCCCTGAGATTGCGTATCTGCTGAGGGGTTCTGCCTTCCTTCAGCATTTGAGCCTTAAATGCCACACCGCCAGCAGACGCTGGGTTGGCAAGGGAGCGGCGCTCCAGAGTGTTGCGAAGTGCCGTTTGCTGCAAGTAAGCAGCGCCACCAATAAGGGCAGCAGCTCCTGCAATCTTGGCTGCGGTCTTAAGCCCGCGGACTTTTGACCCACCTTGCATAGCTCCGCTTTTTGCGCTGGGATCTGCCTTCTGAGCTGCGCCTTTGGTGCACTTTTCGCCCTCGGAGATGGAGCCTTTGCCACACTTGAGGTCGAGGCGCTCCGCGGCGTCGAGCCGAGCTCGGATATAAGAGCGGCTCCGGTCTTGGATGCCCAGGTCGCAGGCGTTGAGGTACTCGTGGGGGGTGAGGGCGGCGTCGCCGCGTTTGCGCATCGAGCCGCCGCAGTTGCCATCGCACTTGGCGCCCTTTTTGCCCTTGCAGCCGCACTCGGCATCCATGGGCTTCTTGCCGTACATGCCGCCATCCATCGGCGCTTTGGTGTTCTTGGCACCTTTAGCGCTGCGTTTGCGGCTGGTGGAGGCCATATCCATTTCCTCTTCTTCGCCTTCCTCCTCCTCCTCTTCGGCCTCTTCAGGCTCGGGGGTGCGGGACTTGGCGCTCATGGCGCGGCCCTCGCGGATGCCTTTTTCGTAGGCAGCAGAGCCTTTGCGGGCGGTAGTTGCTGGCATGGCCCTGTAGCCGGTGTACTGCACACAGCGTAGCGAGGCTGTGGCTGCGCTAGAAAGAACAGGTCAGCGGTGTTACTAGCACCCTGACCACGGACAACCTACAGGAGAGGCGTCATGTCGAGACTACTGGACCTGACAGGTCAGCGCTTTGAGCGTTGGCTCGTCATAAAAAGAGCAGAAGGACGCTATTGGCAGTGTAAATGTGACTGTGGGACGGTACGCAATGTTCAGCGAAACGCGCTAAAACTAAGAAGATCTAAAAGCTGTGGTTGTTGGGCTAACGAGCTACTTAGTAAAAGATCTAGGCGACATGGTATGCACAGATCGCGGACCCATCTGGCCTGGGTAGGTTTAAAACAACGTTGCGGTAAAGAAGTTGCGTATAAAGATATCGGATACGCCCCTAAATGGGAAAAGTTTGAACATTTTTTAGAAGATATGGGTGTGTGCCCAGCTGGTTACTCGATAGAACGCATAGATGTGTACGGTAACTACTGTAAAAATAATTGCATGTGGATACCTATGAAAGACCAGGCATTAAACAAACGAAATACTATTAAAATTACAGTGGACAATGTTACATTGCCTGCGGTGGTATGGTGCCGGAAATTAAATCTAAACTATAATACTGTTATGAACCGGCTCAGAACACTTAAGTGGCCTCCCCTGCAGGCCTTGGAGCTCGAGCCTCGAACACGGACTTAGTAAGGTCATCGCTTAAAGGACTAGCAGCGTGCTTCATTACCTCCTCTCTATGTCTACGCGGTAATGAAGCATAGTCTGGATCAATTACTGCTATTTCGGCATCCCAAGGACTAAGAGTACACCTACACCTTGGGTGTAGTGGTACTTTAATCTCAGATCTTTTATAAATTCTGCCAGCTCTGGCTGCGCAAACTGCACACGATCTGTCATCACTTGTAGTGTAAAAAAGAACGAGATCAATGCCATTGGTCGCGTAGTATTGATTACTAGCGGCCGCGTAAGCTCTTAGTGATTCCGTTCTAGCGATCACATCTGCTCTAGACTTTACTATGCTTAAACGTAGACGTAAGTCTTTTACTATGTCATTAGTTGGACGACCTTCTGCTATACCTTGTGCAACTAAATTTGAACTTTCATATGCAAATTTAGTTCCGTGTTTCACAAGATAGCCCTTGGCCTGCGCTGCGGCGGCCACGGTCGCATCAAGTGGAATTGATACGTCGATGCGCGGTCGGCCAGGGCGGACGATCTCGGTGAGGTCGCGGGCTACGGCGATGCCGTTGCCTTGGGCGCTGCGCATCAAGCTGCGTAGGACACGGTCGTAGCCGTCGACGCGGTCGGGGCGGAAGGCGGGGACGAGCTCGCGGAACTCCTGGAGGAGGGATAGGTTGCGATCTACGGCCGGGCGGGGAGTGCGGATCTGGGCGCGAGTGCGGCGGATCAGGCGGTTGAAGGAGGCGTCGAGGATGCGGTTGAGCTGGGTGATGGAGACGTCCTCGGTGCGGCGGAGCGCGTCGTTGTACTGCTCGAGGAGGCGCATGGCTCAGCTCTGCGCCATTTCTTTGAGGGTGCGCAGTGCGAATAGGTAGTTACTCATGGCTTGGGCACGAACGGGGGCTTCGTAAGTGTTGATGCTGCTCCACAGCTCAGATGGGGAGATTAGACCCAGGTAATCTGGTGCGTTTCGCGCGTCAAGATTGTAGCCTTTGAAGTATGTGTCGTATTGGCGGGCCAAGTTCTTGCCTTCGGGTGAGCTAAAAGCGCGCTCTCCTTTTAGGAACTTGGAGAAATCGGCTGCGGTGTAGCTACGGCCCTGCGCTCTACCTTCGAAGATGGCGCGTGCGCCTTCGCGTCGCTGTCCACGGCCAACGGTAAAGTCAACCATGACTTTGGTGGCACGGTTAAAGCGGTCTAACTGTTCGGACTTAGGTACGCCGTAAGCGATTGTGTTAGCGAGGGTTTCGCAGTTGTTGCGCGTTACCGAGAACTTGTAGTCTGTACTTGAAATGCGAATGGCGCGTCGCATCACCTCTTCAGGGGTGTACGGGCCTTTGCCCCCCTGTAGGAACTGAGGAGTAGGGGCTTTGACCAGGGGTGGCAGGGTGGCCTGTGCGGTTTTGACACCGGGTTTGGTAGCGCCGATCTCCATAACGTCCGCCCAACTGAACCGGCTGGCTTTGGTGTTGGCGATTACGGCGCGGACAATGCCGTCTTTGCCGGGGCCGAGGTAGACGCCAAAGTGGGCTGAGGGGTCTTTCTCGGAGCGGAAATAGACAACGTCGCCGGGCTTGAGCCCGGACTTGTTGACGTAGTAGTGGCCCATGGCCTCGCTTGCTGACTTTGTGCCGGCCTCGGCTTTCGCTGTTTTGACTACGTCGCGGATGTTGGGGCTAGCAGTCAGCGGGGTTTTGCTGGGGTCGCTGATGGTTTTGACGTTGTAGGCGACAGCACCGGCGACACCAATGGCGACGGCGCCACCTACAACTGCGGCGATGATCGCGGTCTTGTTGCTTCCGCTTGCGGCGCCCTTGGAGCACTCATACGTTTTGGGGATGTGCGAAGCCCCACAGGGCTTTCCCAGGCCTTTCTCTCCGGCAGCGTCTGTGCGGCGCTGCATCTGCAAGTAGGCCGCAACCCGTGGGGGGAGGTCCGCGGAGTCGCCGCGCATCTCGGCGTTGGCTTGGCGCAGGGCGGCCTCCATGCTCATGTTCTCGTTGCCGGCGCGGGCCATGATGAGGCGCGCTCGGGCAGACAGGGAGGCCTGTGCAGCGATGCCGGCGCTGCTGCGGGGTGTGGA